GGCACCTTCAGCAGCGGCAAGGCTGCGCTGTACGTCAACCTGCCGCAGTAGTCGGCGCGTTCAAGCACTTGGATCAACAGGAGATTTCCGCCATGAACCAGACTTCGATCGTTCGCAAAGACGGCACCATGTTGCGCGTCCCGACTGACCCGTTCACCGGGGTTGCTGCGCGCTTTGACGCCAGCGATTTGCGCAGCAACCTGCTGGGTGCCGCTGGCCCCGGCTACCGCGCCGACGCTGTGTCGGGCATCGCGCTGGCCCGCGAACTCGAAGCGCTGTCAACGATCGTGTCGCAGACGGTCTACAAAGACCTGACGGCGGCGATCGCGTTCCCGCTCGCGCCCGATCAACCGGCTGCAGGCTCGACCAGCTACCGCTGGAAGGAAGCCGACTGGACGAAGGGGCGCGTGTCGAGCGAGTACAGCGACATCGGCCAAGCGCTGAACATCAGCGTCGCCAGCACCGCGCAGAACCTGCGCCCGTACATCCTGCACTGCGGGTACGATCTGGGCGATCTGCAGTCGGCGCTGTTGGCCAACATTCCGCTGCCCGCGTGGAAGCTGCAAGGCGTTCGTCGCGCGATCGAGGAATCGATCAACAGCGACACTTGGTTCGGCGACACTGCCACCGGCATCAGCGGCTTGGCTGACAACGGCTCGATCACCACGGCAGTCGTGCCGAACGGTGCCAGCGGTTCGCCGCTGTGGATCAACAAGACGCCCGACGAGATCGAGGCCGATTGCGTGAGCCTGCTCAACGCGCTGGTCAACCAAGTCGGCGGCGCGGGCTCGCTGATGCCGAACCGCTTGGCGATGTCCACGCAGTCCTACGCCATTCTGGCGACGACGGCGCGCGGGCAGTTCGCGACGACCACGATCCTCGAGTACCTGCAAAAGGCGTTCAAGGCGTTCGACGCCGGGTTCGAGATCATCAGTTGCCCCGAACTGACCGCTGGCGCTCCCGGCGACGCCGCTGCAAAGTGGATGACGGCGTACCGCTACGACCCGATGGTCGCCGGTCGCCTGCTGTCGCAGCCGCTGGCGTTTCTCGCGCCGCAGCTTGAGGCCTTTTCGACGGTCATTCACGCGCACGCGCAGGCGGGCGGTCTGTCGGTGCGCAAGCCCGTCGCGTTCTTGAACCGTCGCGGCATGTAAGACGCGCTGCGGCGCACAGTCGCGGGGTGTCTCTTGGCAGTCACAGCAGCCAGCGTCAAAGCATTTGCACCCGGTTTCACCGACGTAGCAGACGCGATCGTGTCCCAGTGGATCGCTTGGGGCGCGGGCGCGGTTCTGCCTACGTTGTTTCAGACCGACGCTGACCAAGCGCTGACGCTGTGGGTCTGCCATAACCTGCAGTTGACGCAGGGCGGGCAGGGTGGCGATGTCACCGGGCCCAGCACTGGCAAGCGCGTCGGCGATGTGCAGACCAGCAACGGCGCGACGCAGATCGACATCAGCGGGCTAAAGGCTACGGCTTGGGGTCTGGCACTGTCGGCGCTGATCCGGCGCTATGCGTCGATGCCGCGTGTTGCGTGAGCCAGCAGACGACCGTTCGCGACGATCGCCGCGTGCTTGATCGCCTTGAACGCGAATGGGCGAAGCTGTCGCGCACAGTCGTCACTGTTGGCGTTCACGACGACGCAGGCGCGCACCACGGCGACGACCAACCGATCACGCTGCCGCAGCTTGCCGCGATTCACGAATTCGGCACCGACAAGATACCCGAACGCAGCTTCATGCGCTCGACGTTCGACGCCAAGCGCCCCGCATACGAAGCGATGATCAAAGACGCAGCGCAGCGGGTCACAGGCGGCGAGGACGCAGAGACAGCAGCGCGGCGCATCGGCGTGATCGCCAGCAACGACTGCAAGCGCACGATCCAAGCGGGCATCGCCCCACCGCTGGCAGACGCCACCAAAGCGGCGCGGGCGCGCAAAGCCGAACACGGCGGCGGTCTGGCATCGCTGGGCGGCGCGACGACACCGCTGATCGACAGCGGGCAACTGATCGCGTCCATCACCTTTCGCGTGGACTCCTGATGGGCGTCGCCGTCAACGTCGCAAACGTCGTGCAGTCGCTGGCAGCAACGCCAGTGACGCGCCGCCGTTTCGCTGCTGGCAGTTACCCGCAGACAGGCGCAAGCCGTGGGCAGTTCGTCGCAGGCGCAGCGACTGACACGACGATCCGCGCGGTCATGGAACCGCTGGACGACCGCACCCGGCAGTTGCTGCCCGAAGGCGTGCGCCTGCGTGCGCGCTACTGGCTGCACAGCACGGCAGACGTTCGCGGCGATCAACCCAGCACCAGCGGCACAGTCACCCAAGCCGATGACATCGTGTTCAACGGGCGCACCTACACCGTCTGGCAGGATCGCGACTGGGTTGGTCACGGCAGCTACACCCGATGCGTTTTGCTCGAACGCACAGCGGAGCCGTAACCGTGGCAATCGTCTGGGCGACAGTGCAAGCGGGTCTGTTCGATGCGGTCAAGGGCGCAGTCGGCAGCGGCGTCAACGTCGTCTGGGCGATGTCGAACCCAAGCGCGCCGATGGTCGCCAAGCCCTGCGTCGTGCTGAACCTGACTGCGCGCGATCGCGCAAACGGGTCGCTGGGGCAGTCGTTCGACGAGCGACAGCCGACGACGCCCAACGGCAGCTACAAGTACGCGCACCACCGGCAGCACACTTTGAGCGTCAACGTCTACAGCGACATCACGATCGGCGACAACGCTGCTGCTGCAATCGGCGGCGCAATCGGGCGCTATCTGCGTCTGGAATCAACCGTGCTTGCGCTGCGCGTCGCAGGCTGTAAAGTTTGGCAGACCACGCAGTTCGCCGACCTGTCGGCACTGCTGGACACGCGAGCGGAATCCCGCGCACAATGCGATCTGCAAGTCGTGACGCTGGACACGACGACAGAAGCGATCGGTTGGGTTGAAACTGTGCCGCTGGCGAATGTCAAAGTCGGCGGGCTGCACTAAAGAGGCGAAACAATGGCGATTTCCAAACTCCCGATCTCGACGCTGGTCAACCTGACGGTCGGTTTCATCAGCAGCGCGGCCAGTAAAGCCGGGTTCGGCATTCCGCTGATCGTGGACACCGAAAACGTCAAAGCCGCCGCCGCAGGCGTGCCAGTGATCAAGACCTATGGCAGCATCGCCGAAATGGTCGCCGACGGCTATCGCAACTGGAACAAGGCGACGAAGTTGGCTAAAGCGCTGATGGCGCAGTCGCCACACCCGGCGACGTTCAAGGTCGCCAGCGTCAACAGCCTGTCGAGCGCTGAACTGACTGCCGTCGAAGCTGCCGATGCGGAGTGGTACGCGCTGCTGCTGACCAGTCGCACCAGTGCGAACATTCAGACCGTCGCAACGTGGACGGAATCGACGGCGACCAAGCGGCACTGCTTCTTTGCTGAAACGCAAGACGCTGCGGCGTTCACCAGCGGCGCATCAGTGCTGTCGATCCTGCAAAGCGCGAGCCGTCTGCGCACCGCGATCGCTGCCCGCAAGGCAGACCCGGCGACGTACAAGTTGACGATTTCGCAAGCGTTCGTCGCTGCGAACTCGATCACGTTCACGATCAACGCGACCTCGCCTGCGGCAACCGTGTTCGCCGCCGACAGCGACAGCACGCTCGCAGCGCTCGCGATCTCGATCGCCACCGTCCCCGGCGTTGCGTCGGCGACTGTGACTGCCGTCGGCGGTGGTGCTGACAACGACCGCGAAATCGTGATCGTCGCCAGCGACCCGCTGATTGACCTGACGTTCACCAGTTACGCAGTCGCAGGCGGCGCGTCGCAGGGCACCGCTGCGTTTGTGACGACCGACAACGGCGCGAACTGCACTGATGCAGCGCTGTGCGGCAAACTGGTCGCCGCGCCGCAGGGTCTGGGCAGCATCGCAGCGCACGGGCAATTCCTGCGCGGTGGCGTTGACCCCGACAACCTCTCGACGAGCGAATTCAGCAACGTGACTGGCAAGGGCGGCAACGCTTATGTGCAGATCGGCGGCAAGTCGATGCTGCAGAAAGGTCAGGTCATGGGCGAAGTGTCGGCGGGCGTGATTGGGTTCATCGACACGATCCTTGGCCTTGACCGCTTAGAGGCGGCGATTCAAGACGCTGTGATCAACGTGCTGACCCCGGCGCAGGGCAAACTGCCCTACAACAATCAGGGCATCGCTGCCGTCGTCGGTGCGATCGCCACGACTGCGCAGCGGTTCGTGCAAGATGACATTTTGGAGCCGTTCGAGGTCAAGTCGGCGTTCAGTTACCCCGACATCAGCCAAGTCGATCCGGCAGACAAAGCGGCGCGCGTGCTGAACGGCATCGTCGCCAACTTCGTCGCGACCGGCGCAATTCAGCGCATCGGCCAAATCACCGTCAACGTCAGCGCGTAACCCAATCGCGCTGAACAGCGCAGCCAGCGGAGCCAGTCATGCCAAACCTTATGGGCAGCTACAGCCCCAACGATGTTTCGGTGGTCGTCAACGGCATTCCTGTCACCGGGTTTGCCGAAGGCAGCTTCGTCGATTTCGCGTTCGACACCGACGCTGCGACGATGGTCGAGGGCGCAGACGGCTTCGCCGCCGTCGCGATGAAAAAGGGCAACCGCAAAGCGACGCTCACGCTGTCGCTGATGCAGACTTCGATGGCAAACAACGTGCTGAACGCGCTGCTGTCGTCGCAGCAGTCGGCGGCGTTCGCGGGCAACTTTCCCAGCGTCGTCGTGCTGAACGCGCAGGGCGGCGAACTGATCCAAATCCCGCGTGCAGTGATCGGCAAGGAACCAGACATCAAGTATTCCGGCGACATTGAAAGCCGCGAATGGAAGTTTGTCGGTCAGGCCAAGACTGAAACGCTGGGCTACGGGGTCTAGCCCCTGCAAGAGGTAACCTGTGCTGACTGCAAAGCAACTTGAGGTCGGCGGGGTCGCCTACACGATCGGCCAAGTGCCCGCCAGCAACGCGCTGGACATCGCCTGTCTGGTGATGGAGTGGCGCGGTCGAATCGTCGAAGCCGCAGGCGCAGCGGCAATCGCCACCGACATCGTAGAGCAGATGCGCGGCACCGCTGGCGACGACAAAGCCACTGCGCGCGTGCTGTCTGCCTACGTCGCAGAGCAGATCAGCGCACTGGGTCGCAGCCAGCAGGTCTTTGCTCGCATGTGGCGCGACAAAGAGTATCGCGAGCAAGTGTTCAAGCCGTTGTTCGAGGTCTGCACCCGCGCAGGGCAACCCGTGCTTGGCGGCGATTGGCAAACGTACTACGTCGGCGATCGCTTGGGCGATTTGGTCAAAGTTCACAACGCTGCGGTTGACCACAACTGCGGTGGTTTTTTGCGCGAGTTCAGCGGGGCGGTGAACTCGACAAGCGCAACGCCCCAAGCAGCAGACCCCAGCGACGCAGCCTGACACCGTGGCGCGACCTCGCCGCCGATGCGCGCAGAACGCGCTGGCCTTGGTTCATGCCGCTCGAAAACGGCTATGCCGCCAGCCTGATCGAGATGCAGCGCGACTGGTCGCTTGACGACGTTTGCGCTGTGTTGGATCGTGTGACCGAACGCGCAGCCGACGAACGGCGCGCACGCGACGAAGCAAGGCGGCAACAGCGATGATAGTCCGCGAACTGCTAACCCGCTTCGGCTTCGATGTCCAGACCGGGCAACTCGACAACGTAGATCGCAAAGTCGCCAAGACCAAGGGCGGGCTTGCGGAACTGGGCAATCAGGCTGGGTTGGCTGCAACTGCAATCGGCGCAATCGGGCTGCACAAAGGCGTGCAGGAACTGCAGGCGAGCGTTGACGCCAGCGTCGGCTTTGGTCGGCAAATGGCCAACGTGTCTGCACTGATCGGCGGCAACCAAGAGCGCACGCGCGAACTGGCAGCGGCAGCGGCAGAACTTGGCAAGCAGTACGGGGTACTACCGACAGAAATCGCCGCTGCGCAGTACGCAGTGATCGGGTCGCTGGGCGATACCGCCGACGCTGTGAAGCAAACAGAGACAGCCTTGAAACTGGGCAAGGCTGGCGCGGCATCGACTGCCGAAGGCTTTGCGCTGCTGTCAGCGGTCACAAAGGCTTACGGCGACACCAGCGGCGGCGCTATGACCAAGGTCGGCGACCTCGCTGCTGCTGCCGTGCGCTTGGGTTCGCTGACGATGCCAGAACTGGCGTCGTCGATTCAGAGCGTGACACCAATGGCGTCTGCGCTTGGTGTGTCGCTTGAGGAACTGTTCAACGTGCAGGCGTCACTGTCGGGCGTCACAGGCAACGCAAACGAGGTCTACACCCAAATGGGTTCGGCCATGACCGCGCTGATCAAGAAAACGCCAGAAATGACAAAGGCTTTCAAGAAGGCGTTTGGCAAAGAGGGCATCAAGACGGCGGCAGAAGCGGTCGGCAAGTACGGAATGCAGGGTGCGCTGCAAAAGTTGGTTGCGACGACCGACGGCACGCAGGAGCAATTGGTCGATCTGTTCGGTCGCATCGAGGGCGTGCGATTTGCGCTTGCTGTCACAGGCAAGCAGTCTGCTGACTACACAGACAAAATGGGCCAGATGCGAAACGTCACTGGCGAAATGAACACTGCCGTCAAGGCGCAGACAACGGGCATGGGTGCCACCGGGTTTGCGATAGACAAAACGGCAGCAGCGGCAGAGGCACAGCGGATCGAACTGGGCGAGAAGCTTGCGCCAGCGTGGGTTACGCTGGGCAAACTTAGCAACGATGTCGCTAAAATATTTGGCGACGTAGTGACTCCAGCGATCGGCAACATGTCCACGCTATCCGTTGGATTGGGCGATGATCTTGATGTTGTGAATTTGGTATTCAAGGGCATTCGCGCTGTTGCTCTTGGTATCGTGCAGGCAATCGACACCATGATCTTTGGAATCAAAGAGTTGGCGCTAACTGCGATGGTCAGCTACTACAAGGTGAAATCGCTGCTCCCCGGCGCGACAGGCAAAGAAGCGAGCGGCAAGGTTAGCGAACTGCGCGGCGACATTCAGACCGTCGGCGACGAATTCATGGCTCGCAGCACGGCACGCGGCGCACTGATCAGCGGCAACAAAACTGCTGCCGACATCGCCAAGATGAACGAGGAGACTGCCGCACTGCGCGTACAAGCTGCAGCCGATCGCGCTGCCCGCCGTTCTGCCGCGTTCTCTGGTGCAGCGCAAGCAGCAAGCGCTTGGGGCAGTCAACGCGCGTCTGGGGGCGTTCTGGGCGCACTGATCGGCAACGTCGGCGGCGTGCAGGTCAACGTGACTGTGCCTGTCGGCACCGAAGCCAGTGCGGCAGCGCGCATCGGCGACACTGGCGCACGCGCGTTGCTGTCGTCGTTCGTCGATCAGGCTGCTCGCGTGTTCCCGCTGCAGACCGCAAAGGCGCAATAACATGGCGCAATCGCTGACCACTACGATCGTCACGCAGGGCGGCAGCATCGTTGAGCCCGACAGCGCGATCACCGTCAACCACGGCAACGAGTGCGAGACGACGACGCACCCGATCGAGGACGGCACTTCGATCACCGACCACATCATTCGCAAGCCGAACACTGTGTCGCTTCGCTTGCTGTTTAGCCCGTTCCCACTATCTGGCGACGACCTTGCGCCGCGTGGCGTTGATCGCCCAGTGCGTGCGTTCGACGTACTGTCGCGGGCGATGCAGCGGCGTGAAACAGTCACGATCGCCACCGACGGGCAGTTCTACGGCCCCGCCGTGATCACCAAGTTGGGCATGGATCGCTCGTTTGAGGACGGCAGCAGTCGCACGTTGACGGTCGAGGCGACAGAGATCGTGCAGATCGTCAGCAAGACGATTGCGCTGCAGCCAGCGAACGCGATCAGGCACGGCACCGGCAAGAAGAAATCGGTGGTGCCGCTGACCAAGGCGCAAGTCGCGACAGCGGCGGCAATCGCTGCTGCAACCGGGCACTGGGGCAACGCTGCCGCGATCCTGACAGGTCTATGAAATGTCAACGGCTTTCGTTATCCCGACCGACACAGGCGACTTCGTGCAACCGCAGGTTCTGCGCGTGGTACTCGACGGCACCGCGTTTCAGTTGTTGCTGCAGTTCAACGCCCGGTTTGCCGCTTGGCGCTGTGACATCGCCGACGACAGCGGCGCAGTTTTGGCGTCTGGTCTGCCTGTGCGCAACGCGGGCGTGCCGGTCAACGGCGCGATCTGGGGTCGGCAGGGCTTCCCATTGGGCGCGTTGCTCGCCGTCGCCAGCGCTGCAATCGGCACCGACGCCGACAACAGCGAACTTGGCGGGCGCGTGCTGCTGACGTATCTGGCGCAGTCGTGACGATCGCAAATCAGCTATTCGATCGCGAGTGGTCGTTGACGGTCGGCGATCGCCAATTCGTCGGGCTGCGCGTGGTGTTCGAGATCGACAAGAAGTTGAACCGCTACCCCGACCCGGCAGAGATCACGATCTACAACCTCGCCAAGCAGACGCGCGACAGCTTTGACCGTGGCGACCAAGTGCGCTTGGTGGCGGGCTACAAGGGCGGCGCAGACCTGATTTTCGCAGGGCAGGTTGTGCAGGTTCTGGTCAAGCGCGATGGGCCCGATCTGCCCGTGACGTTGACCTGTCGCGACGGCGATGCCGCATGGCGCGCGACGACGACAGGAGCGTTCAGCGCGAACGTGCCGCTGCACTTGGCGTTGACGCGCTTGGCGGGCTCGATGGGTCTGACAGTGCCGCCATCAACGCTGCAAGCCGTCGCTGGTCTGACGACGCGCAACGCCTTCGCCCACGCGACGTTCGCCCACCGCACGCTGCACGATCTGCTTGAGCCGCAGGGCTTGCTTTGGTCGATCGTAGACGGCGCGCTGCAGGTTGTCGGCGCAGACGCTGCGACCAGTGAAGAGGCGTTTGTGCTGTCGCCGCAGACCGGGTTGATCGGGTCGCCGACGCGCGAGGGCGGCGTGCCGCACACCAGCGCAAAGGGCAAGACGACGACCAAAGCCGTCAAGGTGCGGGCGATGTCGTTGCTGCAGCCAGCGCTGCGCCCCGGTCGTCGCGTCGTGCTGGACACCGAACAGTTTGCGGGCGTGTTTCGCGTTGACGAGGTGCTGCACAAAGGCGACAGTCACGGTCAGGACTGGTACAGCGATCTGACGCTGCGCGGGGTCTGATGGCAACGACGCTCGAAATGCTGCTGGATCAGGCGATGGACTCGCAGGCGCGCGACCTGTGGACATCGCTCCCCGCGCGCGTGCTGGCGTTTGATGCAGGCGACACGCCGACAGTCAGCGTGCAGCCATTCCCAGCGACGTATCTGGACGGCGAAGCGACCGACTTGCCCGCACTGGGCGCGGTGCCTGTCTGCTACCCCGGCGGCGCAGGCGGCGGCATGGTGTACCCGCTGACACCGGGCGATGTCGTGCTGTTAGTGTTCTCGACGCTGCCGCTTGGCAACTGGCGCAACAGCGGCAGCGAAGGCGATCCGCGCGAGATACGCCACCACGATTTGAGCGATGCGTTTGCGATACCGCTGCGCTGTGCAGGCGCGGGCCCAACCGTCACGCCTGATCGCCTGCTTGTCGAACAACCTGACGCTGGCAAAGTGCAAATCGGGTCGGCGTTCCTGCACCCAGCCGCAGCGCGTGTCGGCGATACCGTCAGCGTGCCGATGAACACGGTTACTGTTGGGCAAATCATCTCAGCGATCGCGCAAATTGGCGCGACTGGCGCATGCACCCCGTTCACTTGGTCGGCGCAGATCACCAGCGGCAGCAGCATCGTCGAGGTCGCATAATGTCGCGCGGACTGGTCGTCATCGGTGCCAACGGGGTCGCACAGGTTGCCGCAAACGCGCTAACTGACGGGCACAGCGGCGACGTTTCGCTGACGGCGCAGATCACCGCAGACGCTGCTGCCGATGATGCAGCCGTTGCTCTTGCGGCTGCAGTCGCCGCGCAAGATGCCGCTGCAGCTGCAGAGGCAAACGCCGCCAGCGCAATCGCGCAGGCCACAACAGCGCTTGCCGCCGCAAATGCAGCAGCCGCAGACGCCGCCAGCGCATCAGCAGCCGCAGCCGCAGCGGTGGCGTCGTCGTTGCAGCGGGCGTCGAACCTGTCTGACCTCGCCAACACCACGACGGCGCGCAGCAACCTAGGCTTGGGCAGTGCAGCAGTCGCTGACACCAGCGCGTTTGACAGCGCAGGCAGTGCGACGACGGCGCAGGCTGCAGCCATCGCAACCGCATCGGCAGACGCCACGGCAAAGGCGAGCGCAGCGCAGGCTGCGGCAATCGCGGCGAGCGACCCGGTGGGGTCGGCAGCGACTGCACAGGCCAACGCCATCGCCAGTGCAGCGGCAGACGCGACGACTAAGGCCAACGCCGCTCAAGCGGCCAGCCAGCCTGTCAACACCAACCTCACTGCCTTCGCCGCGCTCGCTGGCCTCGCCGACCGCCTGCCGTATTTCACCGCCGCTGCGACGCTTGCACTCGCCACGCTGACCAGTTTCGGGCGCAGCCTCGTCGCCGCTGTAGACGCTGCCGCAGCTCGCACGACGCTGGGCCTTGGCACCGCCGCGACCTTCGCCAGTGGGGCATTTGCGACCGCAGCGCAGGGCGCGACTGCCGACGCCGCAGCACCCAAAGCGAGCCCGACTTTTTCGGGCAACCTACGCCAAACCAGCACGGGCGCTGACCAATTCCTGTACCAGACCAGCACCAACACATCGCTAGGGTTCCTTGCGGGCAGCACCGCCGTCGCCACAAACGCAAACGGGCCGTTCACGTTGCTGCGCGGTAACACCTACACCCTCAACGCAAACCAGCGCGGCAACAACTACTTAGCGGCGGGTCTGGTCAGTAGTCCCGCTGCTGGTGAGGGCGGCGTCTGGTTCCTGACCGGCGCGGATGTGATACGCGGCGGCATAACAAAGGACGGCGGCTGGCAAATCGGCAGTCAGTCGGCGACGGCGTTAACGTTTTGCAAGGTCTACGCCGCCAACATCACGCCTGCATCGGTGGCCGCGAATACTTCGGCAGAACAGGACTTTACCGTTAGCGGCTTGACCACCGCCGACGTGATCTCGCTGGTAAACCCGGCGCAAACCGCAGGCATTGGCATCGTCGGCGTGCGGGTCAAGTCTGCGAATACCATGACGATCTGCTTTGGCAACTTCACAGGGGGCGCGTTGACGCCCGCCACGGGCATTCACAAGCTGATAGCGTTTCGGAGTTAGTATGGCAACGACAGCTTGGCGCGATCTGGCAATCGACACCGACGGCGATCTGACGCTGACGACAGGGGATTTCGTGTTGCTGCAAGGCGACGATGCAATCACGCAGGAATGCGCGACTGCGCTGCGCCTGTTCGTCGGCGAATACCCGTTCGACACCACGTTCGGCGCAGATTGGCCAACGCTGCTGTCAACCAAGGGTATCAGCGACGCGCAGGTTGAAGCCGAAATTCGGCGCGTGCTGGGCACCGTGCAAGGCGTCGCCGCTGTGGACAGCGTGCAGATCGTGCGCGACACTGCTACCCGTGACGCGACGATTCGCGTTGCCGTGACCGCAGACAGCGGCGCAACGCTGAACGTGCCACCGATCGCACTGGGAGTCTGACGATGCCGCTTGGTGGGCCAAGTCTGGGCGCTGACGGTCTGCAAATTCAGACCGCAGACGAAATCCGGCAAGACCTTGTGTCTGGCTTTCAGTCGGCGTTTGGCAACACGATACAGGCTGACAACCCGAATAGCGTGGTCGGCAACATCGTCGCGATCCTTGCTGTCGAACTGTTGAAATTCCAAGAGGGGCTAGATGGCGTCTACCAGTCGGGCTACCTCGACGGCGCACCGGGCGTCAACCTTGATCGGCTAGTCCAGTTGATCGGTCTGACCCGCAACGTCGCGACGCAGACGACGGTTGCCGTCACGTTCAGCAACGCGCTTGGCGTGGGTGTCGCAGTGCCGCAAGGCGCGCTTGTGCAGGCGGCAGACAGCGGCGAAGTCTTTGCCGTCGTCGATGCGGTCGTTGTGCCAGCGTTCGGCGCGATCGCGGGCAGTTTGCGCGCAGTCAACACCGGGCCGATCGCTGTCGCCATCGCGACAACGTGGGCAATCGTCACTGCGTTTGCAGGATCGAACAGCATCACCGTCGCGAACGCAGCCGCAGGCACACCGGGCACTGACGAAGAAACCGACGCAGCGCTACGCCTGCGCGCGTTGTCGTCGGCGCACCTCCCCGGCAAGGGCACCGTGCAGGCGATCCGCGCTGCGCTGGCTGATTTGTCTGGCGTCACCGAAGCGCAAGTTTTCGAGAATACGTCGATGGTTCCCGGCATTGTGTCGCCGGTCGCGATCGCTGCGCTGCCAGCCAAGTCTTTCGTCGCAGTCGTGCAGGGTGGCGTTGCTGCCGACATCGCTGCGCTGATTTACGATCAGAAGCCAGCGGGTATCCTGACTTGGGGCGCGACGACGATCAACGTCACCGACGACCAAGGGTTTCTTCACCCGATCAGTTTCGAGCCCGCGACGATGCAATCGGTGTTCGCCGACATCACAATCACCAACGGCAGCGCGGCGTTTGCCGACGCGATCAAAGCTGCAGTGATCGCCTACGTCAACGGGCTGCAGATCGGGCAGAAGGTCGTTCACGCCAAAGTGATCGCCGCAGCAACCGACGCAGCGGGCACGATCGACGACTGCACCGTTCTGCTGGGCACCGTGTTTCCGCCCGTCGGGGTCGGCAACGTCGCGATCGCGTGGAACAAGTTTGCTGATCTCGATGTCGGCGACATCACCGTTTCGTTTGTGTAGCCGTGGCTGACCTCGCGCCGCTCGACGTAACCGACGATCTGCAAGAGGCGTTGCCCGCGCAGTTTGCTGGGGCGCGCTTTCAGTCGCTGATGTCTGCGATTGCCGTGGGCAGTCTGCAGATCACCGACGACATCGTTTTGCTGGTGCAGATTTGCCGCGACCTCGACGACGCGATCGGTGTCCAACTTGACCAGATCGGACAAATGCTGAACCAACCGCGCTACGGCGGCGCGTACCCGGTTGGCGAGACTGACGACAACTACAGGATCAAGTTGCGCGCCGCAGTGCTGCGCAACCGCTCGATGGGCACGATCAGCGAACTGCGCGCGATGGTCGTCGCACTGCTGACAGGCTACAACCCGATCGTGCAAATCAGCGAGTTTCCGCCCGCCGCGTTCGTGCTGGCGGTCGGCGTCAGTTTCCCGCTGTCGGCTGCAGTCGCGCAAACGCTGGTTGAATTCGTGTTGTCAGCGAAGCCCGCAGGCGTGCTGGTCGCTGGCATCGCGTGGTACGTCGCGCCAACGTTTGCGTGGGACGGCTTTCCCGACCCACCGTTCGAGGGCTACGACGACGGCACCGGGTTTGTTGGCGGTTACTGGGCGAATTTCATCTGGCCTTGAGGTGTGACGATGGCTGCGATCCTTGAACCGATCCCGACGACTGGACTGGGCACGCCCGAAACGCTGCCGTGGGCGACGAACGGCACGACGCTTGAACCCATCGCAGCGCAAGAAGATGTTGGTTGGCAACCCTACGGTGTGGGCCCGCCGCCTGATTATCGGCTTGAAAACTACTTCCGCGACAAAGTGAACGAATGGCTGCTGCGTCTGCAGCAAGCTGGGTTCTGGCGTGAGTACGCATCAGCGCTTGCGACGATTGGCGGTTTCGCCGATCCGCCCGTTGTCGGCTGGACGTACACGTTCACCGTTGACGGCAACGCTGTGATTTACACAGTGACGACCGAAGCGACGAAAGCCGAAATGGCGACCAACATGGCAGCGACGATCAACGCTGATCCTGTCGTGTCACTGATCGTCGAGGCGTCTGCCGCTGGGCCATTTGTGTCGTTGCGCGCACTGGTTCCCGGCGGCGGCGGCATTTTCACGATCGTTCTGGGCGGCGTTCACGGCGGCACGTTTGTTTTGACCGGGCCCGCAGTGCCGATCACGCGCGCCGAAGCTGCCGACGCACCGCTTGACTTCGTGGTCGGCTCGCCAGAACTCGACGCAGGCGGTGCAGCCCCGTATCAGGCGCGCATCATCTGGCGCAAGACCAAAGCAGCGTTCCGCGCTGGCCGCGACACGATCGGCGCATGGGACGACGCCAACTGCGGCACCGACAGCACAGCTTGGGGTCTGGACTGCCAAGCCGACGGCGATCAGGCTACAGCGGGCGGTAGCGCGTGCGTCGCTAGTGGTCAGTACGCAGTCGCACTTGGCGCAGGCAGTGTCGCCAGCGGGCTGCAGGGCGTCGCCATTGGCGGCACAGCGACAGCGAGCGGGCAGAACAGCGTATCGCTGGGCCCATCGCTGGCGAGCGGCGACGACACCGTTGCAGCAGGCACAGGCGCGATCGCCACCAACAACAACGATGTTGCGATCGGCAACAGCGCAGTCGCGATCGGTGGTGGCGCAGTTGCTGTCGGTGACAGCGCAGCAGCAGACGCAGCGGGCGGCGTTGCTGTCGGGCTGCAGGCGCACGCTCAACAGGCAGGCGATGTCGCGCTGGGCGATGCCACTGCAAATGGCGGCACTGGTGGCGCGTTTGCTGCGTGCCAAGGGTCGGCGCAAGACATTGGCGCAGTTGCTGTCGGCAACGTCACCGCCAACGGCATCGGGTCGCTCGCACTGGGCCACGCTCCCGGTGTGACAGCGTATGTCAGCGCGTCAGGCGATGGCGCAGAAGCGCACAGCGTGCCGTCTGCCAACGACGCATGCAACGCAGTGACCGCTGGCGGCACGCATAGCCGCGCGCATGGCGATGGCGTCGAGGCGTCGGGCGCGTATGCACGGGCAACAGGTCTGGGCGCAGTCGCTGCCAATCGCGGCGAGATCGCGCACGCCAGCAACGCGGAACCAGTCATGGTCGGGTTTCTCGTCGAGCGCGAACGGCACCAGATCGGTACGCTGGTTGCGCAGGCGCGCACGACCGACGCCACCGAAACGACGCTTTGCCCTGACGTTTTCGACGGCACCGGCACAACGTGGACACCGAAAGACGACCGCGCCTATCGCGTCAAAATGACGGTCGTCGTCAAGGACGAAGCCAGCACCGACTGCAAGGCGTGGGGCGCAGAATTCTTGCTTTGCAAAGACGCTGGCGCGTTCACCAGCAACGGCTACACACTGGGGGCAAACATGCCGGGGGTCGGCGTCTTGGGCGCAGGCTTTGCCGCCAGCGTCGCGCAGATCGAGGACAGCGGCGGCGGGCAAATCAACGTGCGCGGCACAGGCGCGGTCGGCGTTGACGCGCGCTGGACTTGTCGCATTGAGTACGATCAGGTCGGCATTGACCACTAACCCGCGCAGCGGGCACACTGCGCCACGGAGGACACGATGATCTTGCACCCCGGCACCCGATACCGCGCTGCGATTGGCACGCTGACCCGCGCGGGCGGCGCACTGCCTGTTGACCCCAGCGCAGTGCTGCGCGCTGTCGGCGACACGTTTGCCGTCACCGCTGAAACGCAATTGCAGGCAACTGAACTTTGCGCGATCACCAGCAACGCAGCGTTGACACCCGCGCCGCTTGCGGAGTCTGTGCTTGCTGGGGCGACCGCTGCCCTGCGGCGCGTCGTCAACACCGTCGGCACGACTGCAGCCCCGGCGCTTTCGACTGACGGTCACAGCACGCTGGGCGCATCGGTCGCGCACATCACCATGACCAACGGCGCAGGCCCAGTCGATTTCCAGCTTTACGGATACGATGAAGTTTCCGCAGCTTGGGCAGTTGTGCTGGACTTCGGCACCGCTGGCACCAAAGCGGCGGGCGTCAGCGAAACGAACCGCATCAACCTCGACGTTCGCGGCTACGATCGCCTGTATCTGCGCGTGCCAGTGAACGCTGGCTTGGTGCAGGCGTCAGCGTGGATCGCTGTCGTGATCTAGTGCGTTTGACGCTGCGCTGACTGCGCGGCACACTGACACCGACGGCGATCGAGCCGTCACCAGCAGTCGGCAGCGGCGATCCCGCAGACCGTACAAAGAGGCAACCTGATGGCGCTTTCCACTGTGAACTTCAAGGACTTCATTCGCGCAGGCGTGGGAATGTCACCCGCCGCTGCGCGTCTGGCCGATGCGATCAACGCAATTATCAGCGCGATCGGGTCAACCCCGAACTGGGGCGCGGGCGTGCAAGATATCGCCGCGCTCAAAGCCGTCGCTGCCGCAGATCGCGCAGACAAGCAAGGGCGCGTCGTCGAGGACAACGGGCTTGGCGCAGAGAGCATCTACGTTTTCGACAGCGGCAGCACCGCAGGCGGCGACGACATCAACGTCGTTGTCCCCACCGCTGGCACTGGTCGCTGGCTGCTGGCGTATCAGGGCAACGCCGCTGTGCTGCCGATCGTCAACAAGACCGGCGTTTCGATCACCAAAGGTCGCGCTGTGTACCCGGTCGGTTGGGACACCACAACTGGTTGTCTGTCCGTCGCGCTCGCTGACAGCACCGACGCCGCCAAGCAGGCGATCGGCGTGTTGACTGCCACCGTCGCCAACAACGCGACCGGAGCAGCGTCGCAGGCGTTCAAGCTGTCGGCGTCTGGCCTTGACACCACGCTTGCGGCTGTCGGCGCGGCAGTCTACTACACCAGCGGCGGCGTGCTGTCGCTGTCGGCACCCACTGCCCCAGCCCCGCAACAGATCGTTGGTCGTGTCCGCACGCTGGCAGCGTCTGGCGTGCTGGCGATCGGTTTTGAGCCTGTGCAGCCGTCGAGCGTTGTTGTCGGCGCACTGGCGTCGCTGACCACCACCGACAAAAGTAGTGCAGTCGCTGCGATCAACGAAGTCGATGCGCACGCAGACACCGCGCAGACGACGGCTAACGCTGCGCTGCCCAGCGCGTCGATCGTCCACGCACAGGTCACCGTGCCGAACGCTGGCAACCCGCTGGCGATCGCGCTGCCCGCAGGTTTCGTCGTCGGCAAGCCGTGCTGGGGTTGCGTCCAAACCGACCCAACGACCAATCTGGTCGGCGTCGGGCACATTTGGGCCGATGCCGTGAATCTAAACGTGCGCCTGTTTGGCGGCGTTGGTGCTGGCGACCCCGGCGCAAGCGGCGCGCTGGTCAACGTGTGGCAAGACAAGCGCTAATTGCGCAAAGGCAGAACACCGTGGAAGCGGTCTTGAAGTTCTGGCCCATCGTCGCGTCGATACTCGCGAGCGGCGCGGTTGCTGTCGGCTACATCATCAAAGCGTCACGCATCTTGGAGCGGATCGAGCAAGTGATTGGTTTGCACTCCAAGACAATCGACGAACTGAAATCGGAGGTCAAAACGTTAGATAGCGCGTCGCGAGCCCACAGTAGCGCAATTGCCGTGCTTCAAGCGACGCGATGATCAACCCGCACCGATACGCGCTTGAGGTCTGCGGCATGCTGCCGTCGTCCATCGCCAACGGCCTCGGGCCCAACGCGGTGGCCGACTGGCAGGCAGCGCACGGGCTCACGCCAGACGGCGAGATCGGCCCCAAGACCGCAGACGCGATGCACGTTGAGGCGGAAGCGCGCGGGGTCAAACTACACTTTGACGCAGCTGAAATCATGCAGGGCAACGCTGTGCCTAAAGGTTGGGAGCCGCGCCTGCGCCGCACGCTGCGCATGTGCGAGGTTCGCCGTCGCGATGTGTTCGGCGGCGTGCCGTGCGTCGTCTGCACTGCTGGCGGTTTCCGCAAGCCCAACCAGCACCGCGCGCCGGGGCAAGCAGACAAATCGCAGCACAAGGAACTGACCGCTGCCGATCTGAAACCTGTCGTCCCCGGCACTGGCACGCCTGCGAAAGACTGGGCGGCGCGCACGCTGGCGATGATGCAAGATGGTCGGCTTGAACCCGGCGGTTTTCATGTGTACCACGCTAACGGCTTGAACGACAAAGGCGAAGTCGCAGAGCCGTTTTGTCACACAGATTGGCGCGGCTACATCGCGCAGTGGAGTTGAAATGCGGTCTGCACTGATCGTTCTGGTTTGCGCGATCGCAGCTTGCCGTCAAACACCGTCGCAGGCAGTCATTGAAGCGTCGGCGATCGAGGTTGCCGCAACTGCGCCGCTGCCCGACGTTGCGACGCCTGTTGATGTCGCTGCTGATGTCAGCGTTGCAACGGCACTTGGCGGCAGCACGTTGGCGATCGCGAACGCAAGCAGCAAACCGACGCAGGTATTCGTGGCGTTTGGCGCTGACAGCGTGGTTCTGCCGTCGTCGTGGGCGATCTGCGCGTCGGCGTCGCAGCCGCTGAATTGCAGCTTTGCGCTTGCCGCTGACACGACACAGACGCTTGCACTGGCGGGCAAGTATCTGAACGCGACGATCAGTTTTGATGCGCCTGTCGGCTGCGGCAGCACCAAGGCTGAGCTGAACGTGAACAACCCCAAATGGTTTGACGTTGCCGACATTTCGCTTGTCGATGGGTTCAACCGCGATCTGCGCGTGTTGTTGGGCGCGCAACAGCTTGGCCCGACGCACGGCAAAGACGACAACGCAACAGCGATCGGCGTGTTCCCGTTGGGCTGCGACATTTGCGTTGCCCGCCAATCGCCACCGTGCGGCATCGCGCCAAGCCCGACACCGGGCAGCGCAGGCTGCAAGCATGGCACGCAGTACGCGCCCGATGTGCCGTGCCAACTGCAAGGCGCAGTCAAGGGCGGCGGGTCTGCGGTCGTCGTGACGCTGCTGCCGTGATCACCATGCCCGAAGGCGTCGCCACCGCAAGGCGCATTTGGCGCGGCATCGTTGTCGCAGCGGCTGCACTGCTGGCGTGGGTCGTGAGCCGATGACGCCGCGCAAGCAATTCGTTGCCGATGTCGCTGTGCCGCTTGTCGGCTTTGTGTTCGCGCGCACGGCTGCAGCGACGTTCATGCTGTGCTGCGCGCCTGCAGTCGCTGCGCTTGCGTTGCTGCTTTGGCTAGACGATGTGCGAGCGCAGCGCTAAACTGAAACGGGTGCGCGCCGCCTGTCACTGCTCGAGGGGCATACCCGCGGCGACACCCCTAGACGAGGCATCATGGCCAGCCAGAAAGAACTGATCCGCAGTCGCATACTCTGGGCGTCGGTCGCCAGTGCGGGGCTGTCAGTGCTCGCCGCGTCGCTGTCGGCACCCGACGATGTGCCGTCGATCGTACTCAAACTGATTTCAGCGGCGGCGGCGATGGCGTCCACGGCGGCGGCGATTTTCCGCTCGATGGACTCGTCTGCGGCCAAGCGCGACAGCGCCGAATTGCCAGCGGTGCGAACAGCCGGTGACATCGCCGCAGCAGGCGAACGGCGCAAGTGAACCTTGGCACCTTCGCCGATGTCGTCGCGACGATCCGTGCGCTTGCACTGGCACTGCTCGCGCTGGCAGGCTGTCTGTTGTTCGGTTGGTGGCTCTCCGGCTGCGCCCCGCTCAACTGCCAGACCGCCGACATCGGCATCTGGCCGCACCCGACCAAGCCCAAGCCAGCGGGCACCCTGATTGTCACCTGCGACGGCAAGCCCAAGGTCGTTATCAACGCGGACAGGGTTGGTGCGCCGTGACTGTGCGGGCTGGCCAGCACTGGCGACACCTCAAGCGCGGCGGCGTGTACGAGATCGTCGGCGTCGCATACGGCCAAGGCGGTGCAATCGAAGGCGAGGCTGTCGCAGTCTACCGCAGCAGCGATGGCCTACTGTGGGCGCGCCCTGTCGCGGAGTTTTGCGATGGGCGATTTGAGCTCATGCCGTCTACACCCGCCGACCTCGCAGGACTCGCCGCCCATGACCGCTGACCTACGCGCCGCGCTTTGGATTGGTCGCGTCATTTACGACGCGGGCGCAAAATTGTGGATCGCTGCCAGTGGGCACTACTTGGACAACCCGCCGCCGGGGTGCCTGTACGCCATCGGCGTGCGTGAGTTGTCGCCAGTGCTGTTTGACGATCTGCCAGTGCCGACTGGCGCACTGCTTGGCCTTTGCCTGATTGGTCGGCCTGTCGCCCGCAAACTACCGCAAGACGGCTCGGTGGGCGAGGTCACACGCATGATGTTACTGCCGGGTCTGCCGCATGGCACTGCAAGCGAAGTGCTACGTCGGGCGGGTCGGGAAGCTGCAAGCCGCGGCATGGTGGCGCTTATCGCCTACCACGACAGGACGCGCCACACAGGATGCATCTATCGCAAGTCAGGGTTTCGCAAAGACGGCGTGACGGTGCCGCACGCGGTCGGTTGGGCAAGTCGAGATCGCCCAAAGTCTGCCGACACTGGTCAGACCAGTAAGCGGCGGTGGCGGTTGGTGATCGCATGACCAGTGACCTACGCGCCGCGCTGACCCATGCCCTGCAACCGCTGTTGCCGCCGGGACGCGTGGCGGGTGCAGTCGATACGGCAACCCGACTGGTGGAGCAGCACGCCGCCGCCGAAGTGCAGTGGAGCGCGAGCGACATCGTGCGAGTTGTTCAAGGGGCGCTGCCGGAGCCGTACCGCAGCGCCGCAGAAATCGCAGAGGCCATCGCCCCGCTTGTATCGGCTTGGTGGCGAGATCGGGTTGTCGAGGTCAGCGCGGGGTCGGTGACGGTGACGGAGCACAGGACTTAGCCCGCAAGCCAGCCAGCGCGGCCAGCTTCCCGGCTTCCCGCTGCATCTCGCGACCAACCGCGTGCAGCGCACTGGCCAGTGAAGCGCGCTCCCAGTGCAGCGTCTGGCTCCCGACGCGACTGTACACCCAAGTCCACTGGGCGACCCATCGCGGCGACCCGTCAGCGGCAGGCGACACCAGCACCCGGTGCAGCACGCGATTGCCCACAGCCCTCTCGCTGGTCAGGCTCCACCGCAGACCCGGCAGGGCGAGGCGGCACTTGGCCAGTTGGGCGTCGGTCATGGCTGATCCTTGCATCGCGTGTGGTCGCGCCCAAACGCTTCGCCGATCGCGACGAACAGCGGGATCGGCAAACCGCCGTAACTCTTGAGCGCCAGCGTCTTGCCGCACCCGCCGCAACGCCACACGAACGGCCCGCGCAACGGCTCCGCAAGGGCGGCGGCATGGCCGGGGCTATCACTGGTTAGGACGTAGATCGGTGCGGTCATGGCTCCCCCAACTCGATGATCGCGTGTCGCACATCGACCATCGCACGGCTGCGGGCAGTCGTCGCCGGCTGGCTCTCCAGTCTGGCCAGCGCACGCCGCAGCATCGCCAGCGTCGTCTTGTCGTGGTTGCGCTTCGGCGGCGGTGGCTTCTTCGGCTTGCCCGCGTATCGGCGCAGCAGGCCAAGTTCCGCTACCGTGGTGGGCCAACCCAACGCAGCGGCGCGCTGGCGGGCGTAGCTGGGGGACATGCCGCATTTGTTGCCGACGACGATCCAGAACACGCAGTGCAGCATCGCGAATTCGCGGTGACGCGCCAGAGTGTCGGTGTAGGCGTCGAGTAGGGTCATGGCTTCCACGGCAGTTGCGGCAGTGGGAGCCACAGGTCGACGGCGAGCACGCCACGGCTATCCTCGGCGCGCGTCGTCTCCCACCACCCGCGATGGTACTGGGCGACGATCGTATCCTCGCCTAGGCTGGCGACGACTACGGTCTGCCAGTCGGCGGGGGTGCTGTCTGCCAGCCTGCGCCACCCGTGCGCAGCCGCCGCATCTGCCGCCGCCAGCCTATCGAGCAGGGCCAGCACGGTCGCGGGCGAGGCCACCGCCTCAAACGCCAGCACATCAGGGCAGCCGATCCAACTGTCGCCCAGCGCCGCTTCCTGTGCCGCCAGCGCCAAGCGGCGCAGTTCGGTGGTGTCAATCACTTTCGCCCCCTCAAAAACCTAACGATCCGCGCCACCTTGGCCGCGTACTTCGCGGCGTTGGCGTGGCGGGTGCCGTGGTATCGTTTAGCCGCACACTCGACGTTGCCGCCGCAGCCGCGCAGCCTGTTCGCCAGCGAGCGCACACCGATCACGATGCAAGCGTAGTTGTCGAATTTGCCAGTGCGATAGCAGTCGCGCACGCCCATCGGGTTCGGCGCAGTCAACCCGCTTTCAACGCACGCGACCGCCAACGCCAGTTCGGCGGGCACGTTCTGCTGCACCGCCTGTGCGACGACATCGGCAGCGACATCGCGATCGCCGTGACTGCACACCAGCAGGGCAGCAGCAATCAGGCTCATCGCTTCCCCGCCCGCAGTTCGGCGACCGTCAGCAGATCGCCATTCTCGCTGACAAGCTGCAGCGCCGGGTCAAGCCCACGCACTTGCTCGCGCAGCCCACCGCTGACAGATCGCACGGGGCATTCGCCGTCGTCGCAGCGGTCAGTGAACAAGCGCAGCACTGCAGGCACAAGTCCCGGTCGCACGACCAGTTGCCCCGCCAGTTTGCCGTCGATCTCGACCAACAACAGCGCGTCTGGCCCGACCACGTTGTCGGCGAAGCGCAACCCGGTCACTGGTTCGGCGAGGTGGTAATAGGACGTACTCACGACAACCCCGCGATCGTCACTTCGTAGTGTGGCGCTTCGTCGAACGCTGCGATCCATTTCTCGATGTGCAGTTGCGCCACTAGGCAATCGTCGCGCCAAAACGCCCGCAGACCGTCAAGCACCGACTTGGCCACGTTGTCGCAATCGGGACGGATCGCATGGGGCAAACGATGCACGCCCGACAGCGGCAGACCGTCGCGCTTGCTGACCTTGCACAGGTACGCGGGGCGCGGCAGCACGCAGACGATCGACACCGACAGTGGTTCCGCGAGCAACTGCGCTGGGCGAAAGTGCGATGCCAGTGCGCCGATCGCCGCCTGATGCTCGACGACGCTGCGATCCTGCACGACCCGCGCGTGCCCGCCGACCATCGCTGCCCGCCGCTTGTTCGACGGCTTGGGCGCGATCGGAAGGTGGAAGGCGATGGGCGTCATTTTGCGTCCTTGTTTGAGTCGGTCGGCGATGTCTCACACAGACCCCAGCGCATACACCCCCCCAACGGCACCGGGTCAAACAGCAGCATTTGTTTGCCGCCCCGCGCAGTGCGCGACCATTCCACAACTTGGTGAATGTCTTGCAACACTCCAGACTTGCGGTCACGCGATTGGAAGAAATAGCCCTGCGGGTGCTGATAGCGCACATCACCAGATTTGGCTTCGGTGCGTTCGGCGTTTCGCTCTGCCCGCAACGTGCGCGTCTGTTGCTCCAACGCTGCGATCTCATCAATGCGGTCGGGGTCGTTCTTGGCGATCAAAGCGATGCCGTCTTTGTTCTCAAAGATGCACGGGTAGCACCCCACACGATCATGCCCGCGCTGATACAAGGGGTTCATGGGCAACCCGAACTTGCGATGCGTCAACAGAACGTCGGTCACTGTCCAAGCGTGGATCGGTCGCCAGACGAAGCCGTCCCACTCGTTGTCGTAGGCAAACACGGGCATCTTCTGGCGTGCTTCGCTTTCGCCACCCCGCACGCCGACGACGCTGATCGTATCTTTGCCTGTGTCGGCTCGCAGTTGTTCGTGATACGCCCGCAGTGGTTTCAGTTTCAACTCTTGCGTACACCACCGCATGATGCGCGATGGGAACCCCGCCCGATAAGCGATGCGCCCCCGCATTCCCCCTTCGACGCCGACCACATCGATCTGAATGCCTAAATGGGTTCGCATCGTGTCCAAGTGGGCATAGGTCAGCGCGCTCTCCCAACCCGTGTCAGCAAACACAAATCGCAACTCGCAGTTGCGCGCAAGCAATTCGTCGCGGCGATCGAGCAACGACAGCATCACGGCAGCACTATCTTTGCCACCGCTGACACTGACGACGCAGATCGCGTCGCGCACTTCGTCGGGCAATTCGATGTTCACGGCGACACCAACAACGCCAGCACGCAGACGATCGCGAACAGCGCGACAGCACCCACAAAGTCGATCAGAGCATCTACTGACATCGCAAACTCCTGTGATACGGGCAACCGTGCGGGCTCGACCCAGAGTGTCGCACGGCTGCTGTTCGCTGTCGGCACCTTGCCGACCTCGATCGTTAGCGCGTCTGCGCCAAGTTCCTGCGCACCCATTCGCGCAGCGGCGGTTTGCCGTCGCGCTTCCAGTCGCTGAACAGTGCCCAGCCGTCAAGCTGGTCGTCGGCGGTGGACATCAGATCGAGCGGGTCAACGCCAAGCACTGCAGCCAGACGCGCAGTCATCTTGGCCTCGCGCGACTTCTTGTCGCGATAGCCCTCAATCAGGCAGATACGGGCGTTGCCGCCCTTGTAGCCTGCGCGCTGCGCAAGCTGCGTCTGCGACAACCCCGCCAGCGTGCGCGCCACCCGCAGCTTCCACGGGTCGAGCGTCAACGGGTCAACGACCACAGGTTCACTCGCCGCTAGTTCGTGCATCAGGTCGCGGGTCACAGCAGGCCCCCATCAGCCTGCTTGTCGGCAGCGTAGTTCCACGGCAGATCGTCAACGTCGTCGGCTTCGTCGCTGGGCGCGTCAGGTTGCCCCACAACGCGAGTTTCAGCCGCAGGCGCGTCGTTAGTCGTCTGCGGCGTTTGCGGGGCGCTGGCGGGCGCTGGGGCAGCGCTGGCGGCGATCCTCGCAGCGATCTGACTGGCGCGCGTGGCGACCGGGGTAGCGCTGCCAGACCGCTGCAGCACGACGCCCGCAGCTTCGTGGTCGGCGTCTGCCATTTCAGCCAGACCCGACGCGATCGCTGCCGGGGTCGGGAACCAACCGCGCGACATCGCCACATGCACCAGCGTTTTCTGCGCCATTTCCGCGAAGTGCGCGCCCCAGACCGCTTGCGTCTGCGCTTTGGCGCGGTTCGACAGTATCTTGGCGATGGGCACAAACCGATAGCGCACTTCGCCTGTCACCCGCGACACGCCCTTGACGTACCCGCCGCGCGTCGTCTTGTCGGTCAGCACCCGGTCGCCAAATGGGTCATAGCTGTGCTTGGCAACCGTGAACTCGTCTGCGCCGATGTTGTCGATCGCGAAGTCGTCGCCGAAGTGAACGAGGTGCGCAGTGACTTCCCAACCTGCGATCTGCCAAACGTACTGCCAGCCGCGAAACTCTGGCCGCACTTGCACGCTGCCGTCTTTGGCGACGATCAGTGAAACGTGGCGCGCTGGGCCGGGGAGCAACCCCCATTGGCCAACCTTGAACAGCGCACGCAGCAGCGAGCCCCAGTCTGCACCTGCCATCGCAGGGTCAGCGGCGACGATCGCGCACTGCCCTGCGAACTGGTCGCGGTCAAGCCAAGGTGCGAACCCCGTGGCGATCTGTTCGCGCGTCGCTGGGTTGGCCAGCGCTTGCCCGACGAACTGCGCCAAGCTGCGCGGCTCCGTCGTCTTGGTTGTGATTTGCTCTGACATCGCCTGTCTCCTGTGCGCCGCAGCGCGGTTGTGTCACTCGCCGTCGTCGGTCTTGTACCAGCGCGGCAGATCGAGATCGTGCCCCAGCAGGCCAGCAGCCTGTGCGCTGGGCCAACTGTTCGCCTGCACGCAAGCAGCGTAGATCGTTTTTGCCGCCAGCATTTCAGCCGCGCCAGCCGCCAGCATCGCATCGCTGGGCTTGAGCCACGCGACTTCGTGCGGGTTGCTCTTGCCGACGAACGCAAACCAGAACTCGCAGTCGTTCTGCCCTTGGTTCGCGAGCGCTGCCAAGTAGTGTGCAGCCTGCCGGTGGTAGCCGTAGCTGACTGCCGCGCGCGACAGTGACGCCGCGCTGAACTCTGCTGCCGTCGTCTTGAGATCGACGCACACAGCGCGACCGTCGGGCAGCACGACCAGCAGATCAGGTTTCGCTTTGCACTGCGCGCCGGTCGCTTCGTCAGTCCAGACGACGGCGATTTCGGTCAACACCGTCTGCTGCTGCAGCAACTGGCGCAGCGTCAGCGTCGTCGTGGGCATCGTGCTGTCGAGCAGCGCCCACGACATTTCAAGCGCGTTCTGCCAGTCCGCTGCGGGCACAACCTGCACGCCGGGGTTCTCTGCCGTCCACTTGGCGATCAAGTCTTTGCCCGCCGACGACATCGCAGGCACCTTGTACGGCTGCCCGGTCTTGGGGTCGCACAGTTTCGACAGGTCGGGCCCAGTCGAGAAGAGCGACGGCACAGCGTCAGGCGTCAGCACCAGCGCATGCAACAGACGACCCAGCGCAAAGGCGGGGTTGTCGCTGCTGGGCGCGTCACGGTTGGCGCGGTACAGCGCTGGCGAAATCAGCAGGTCTTTCGCCCCGCTCTGCGATAGCGCTTCAAGCGCAAAGTAGTCAACGTCGTTCACTGTGTGTCTCCGTCGGGCGTCGTGCCCTGCTTGCATTGTTGCCCATTTTGCGGCGTTGTCAAGCAAGTTAGTCAAGCAGCGCGTCAACGTGTGATGTCAACGGTTTGCGTGCGTGCGTCGCCGCCCAGCGTTGCCCAACGGGCTGCAACGCGAGCGCAGCCAGTCGCACCAGCACAACGACGACGCGCTGGAACGTGACCCCGTGGCGCAGCGCGCCCGCAATCTGTCGGGTCTGCCCATCGTCGCAACTGATTGTGATCGTAACGTTCATCGGCGGTTCCCGTTGGCGGGCGTCGGCACCCGACCGTTGCTGCCGCTTTGTGTGCGGCGGTTGATCGCAGGCTCAAACGTGTTGCGAAACAACTGTGTTGGCGCATCGTAGTCGGCGCGGATCACACCACCGTAGCCCGCCCGGTTCTTGACGATCTGCAGTTCGGCGTAGCCCTGCGGCAACGTCGTGTCGCCTGTCGGCGGCTGCCAAGTGAACAGCAACACATCGCTCGCGCCCTCGATCGCTTTGGTGTCGGCGACATCAGCTTGACGGTAGTAGCCAGCCGCGCCGCGTTCGTCGATCTCGCGTGTCGCCTGCGCGAGCATCAGCACCGGGCACCGCAGCGTCTTGGCAAGCTGTTTGAGTTTGCGAACCGTCGCGTCCAGTTCCTCATGCCGCACCCGCGCATAAGGCGACAACGCGATGTCTTGCAGGTTGTCCACGACCAGCAGATCAATCGGGTCGCTGGCGTGCAACCCAGTCGCCCAGCGCTCGATGCGCTGATAATCGCTGTTGGGCGTGTCAAACGTGCGCCATCGCCAGTCAGACAGCGTGGCCGCGACAGTCTGGATCGCGAGTGTCGCACTGACGGTCGGCGCTTCGCGCGTGACATCGAAGCGCACCAGCGCAGACGCCACCCGCGCCAGCAGTTCGTCGCCGGTCATTTCGAGCGACACAAACGCGACGTTGTGCCCTGCGATGCAGGCAGCGCGCACCATGCCCAGCGCAAGCGAGGTCTTGCCGTGCCCCGGTCTGCCTGCGACCGTGACAAGCTGCCCCGGTCTGATGCCGCCACCCAGCAGACGATCGAGATCAGCCAGACCTGTCGAGATCGCGCGCGGCAAGACGACGCCAGCTGTGAATCGTTCGTACAGCGCAGCCAACCGCTCCTGCAGCATCGTTTCGGTGCCGCCCACGCTGCGCTGGGCAAACGCGCGCATGTGCCTCTCGACGTTGCCCCACAGCGCATCAAAGGCGTCGGGGTCGCAGCGCGGGTCAAAGCCTTCCGCAAGCAGACGCGCAGCAGCGTCGAGCGCGTCGCGCATGCCGCGGCAGCGGCGTACCTTGCGGGCGTAGTGTTCGATCGCGCTGGTGCTGCCCGGTGCCAGCGCAAGCTGCGTCAGATAGCCCAACGTGACCAGATCGCCCTGCCCGCGCTCGACGATCCATTCGTGCGCTGCGACAGCATCAGCAAACGTGCCGCGATCTGCGACAGCGAACGCAGCTTGCAGCGCGACCTTGTGCCGCTGGTCGTAGCAGTCGTTGGGCTCCATGTGCAATCGCGCAATCGCGCAAGCGTCTGCGTCGAACAGACACGCGCCGATGATCGCCGCCTCAAACGCCAGCGCTGCAGGCGGTACGCGCGGGTCGCTCTTGACCGGGCTGGCAGCGTCAAAGCCACCGGGTTCTGGGTCACGCTGCATGGGTGCCTCCAAACGTCGTGCGTCGCGATTGCGCAATCGCCTTGTCAAGGTTCGCTGTCGCGCAGAACTGGGCAACGTCCCACGGTGTCGATCGCCTGTCGCCACCGAACCATGGGTCGTCAGCGATCGCCTTGAACAGCGCGAACACGCCGTCGTAGTCGGTCAGTCGTCGCAGCGCTGCTGCCAGCACGTTGACCGTGGCGATCGTCAGTTTGCTGGAGTGCGCCCAGTTCGGGTTGAGCGCTGCAAACTCGTTCCAGACGCCGCGCACGATTTCAGCTTGCGCCCACTTCGGATCGGGTTCGCGCTTGGGCTTGGGCGTCTTGAGCGTCAGAGTCAGTTGTTCGCTGGCTGTCGCTGTCGGCTCGACGACAGGCGGCGCAGCCGCAACAGTCTGATCACTGATCACTGTTCTCTGCACACTGATGTCGGACACCCTGTCGCTCTTTGTGTGCCCCTTTGTGTCAGGGTTCGCGCCAATCATTTCAAGCGCTTTCGTAGCACAGACGCAAGGCGCGTGACGCTCGATGTCGCGTCGGAGTGACACGCGGTGATCGTCGTTCGTCGGCACGCCGCACGCCAGCGCGTCGAGACACAGCACGCTGCGCTGTTCTGGCGAACGCACAATCACGCCGTCTGCCTGTAAGCGGTCAAGCGCAGCTTCGACGTTGCCGACCGACCAACCCAGTTCGTGTGCGATGTTCGTTGGGCGGCAGTAGCGCAGTCCGGTGCGCGTCGCGTCTGGGCCAGCGATCAGCCAGAACAAGACATCGCGCAGACAACGGTGTTCGCGCCCTTCGTAGGCTTGCAGCCTGTCAGCAGCGATGCGCCGATGGGCTACTTGTTGTGTGGGTTTCGGCATCGTGCGCCTCGCCAACCCAGACTAACCCGCGAAAGTGAACCCCAACAGCAACGGGTGGTGCGCTGTGCTGGCGATCGCGGGCTAGTCTGGGTTGGTGAAGTCGTCACGGATACCACCTGCGCGCGTGCCGGGTTCAGCGGCGAGATCGCGTCTTGTATGCACTCGCCGCGCCGCAGGAGACACCCAACGGCGGGCAGAGTGCATCGCCATTGTTGCCCACTGGGCGCGGTTGTCAACCGTCAAAACGGCAGCGCGTCGATCTCGTCAGGCGTCAGCGCAGCTAGACGACGCGCCTTGATGTCGTCGAGCCACGCGACGAACGCATCGTCTGCCTGCACCGCTGGGCAGCGCGAGGGCCACCGCAGCGGGCAGACAGGGCGACGACGACGGCAGCGCAGCCAAGGTCGGCGCATCAGCGGCGCGCGTCCTCAATGGCGTCGGGGTTGAACCCTGCGACCGTCGCAGCCAGCGCGGCCAGATCGACGTTGCTGCGCTGGTCGTCGATGCGGCGGGCGTTGGGCGGCAGCGTCTTGGCGTCGTGGTCGTCGCAGGCGCGTTCGATCAGCGCGGCGATCGTGCGAGCCTGCGCGACGCTCAAGCGCAGTCCAACCGTGGTGGATACCCCACTGACGGCATAGTGGGTGATGTGGACGCAGATCGGGTCTGCGTGCCCGCCGTGAGCGTTGACGTTGACGTTGCCGGCGCAACGATCGTTTTGGTGGTCGAGGTAGATGGTTCGATCTGGCATGGGTGTCTCCAAGGTGCTGCCGCAGCAGCGTCAAAGCCCAGAAGCGGGCGGGCGCAGGCGCGGGAATCGAACCCGCAGGCAAACAGCAATTCGGGGTCGATGCGAAGCGGCACCACGACCTGACTGCCCAACCATTCCTGCGCTGCGTGTTACAGCGACGCACCTCCCAGCGCAACGAAGTCGCGCAACTGCTGCGCCATCGCGCGCCAAGCGGCGGCGAAGCGCGGGCGGTTCAGTTTGTCGCAGATCGCTGCGTTGTCGTCGCAGGCCAGAATCGTTGTCTCGATGTCAGCAAACATTGGGTGTCTCCAAGTCGGCAGGGTTGATCGTCGTGCCGCCCGTGGCGAGCGATGGGGTTGCCATCACTTGCCGGGGCAAGGCTGCGATCGTCTAGCCGACCAAGCTGACGTACTGGCGCAGTTGGGTTTCAGCTTCGGCAACCCAGTCTCCCAGACCGTTGAACAGCAGGTTCGTCAGGCGATCCTCGCGAGCGGCAAGCGCGTTGTCGGCGTTGCCGCGCGTGCCCGCGTGCCAGTTCGCGTACTCCGTAACGCCGTTGTACAAGTCCCAGACCGTCGCGCCCGCGTTGCCGATGCCGTTGTCGAACAGGCTAAAGATCGCATCGCGCTTGTTCTGCAACCGCGTGCTGGCGTCGTCGCCGCGCGCCGGGGTCAAGACCTCGATCATGCTGCGCGCGTCGTTCTGGCTGATCAGGGTGTCGGCGGCGACCAGCGCGAATTCGCTGAACCGCTTGAAGTCGGCGAACTGGGTGTCGATCGCCTTACCCCAAGCGTCCAGCTTCGCGTTGACATCGCCAACGTGGCGAATGGGTTGGCCGATGTTCGCCTTGCGCGCCTCTTTCATCGCAGCGCGGCTGGTGTTCTCGCAGATCGCGCGGGTGTGGGCCATGCCGATCTGGGCAGTGCGCTTGCCGATGAAGTTGTCGCTGAACGTCAGGTAACCCGACAGCAGGTCGCGCCCGTTGGTGTCGTGCTTGGCGCGGGCGACGGTGCGCAGCGCGCCCAGATCGACGGTGCCCAACTGCGCCTGCGTGATAAACGTCGTTTGCTCGTCGAGCAACGCCGCCATCGTGAAGTTCAAGCCGAACTCCTTGTGCAGGCGCGACATCAGGTCAGCGATCTGCGCGGGCTGGATCAGCGCGTGGCGCACACCGACGACATCGCCGGGGGCACCTAGCGCAAAGTCGTCGAACTCGCGAACGATGCGGCGCGCGCCGTCGTCAACGACACCGTGCTTGAAGCTGAACCGCTGCATCGGCACTGGGTGCAGCGTGCTGCCCAGCACTGGGTCGTTGCGGATCACGCTGCCGGGGTCTGCGCCTTCGGGGATTTTCACACTGTTTGCGAGCGTCCAAGTGTCGCCCGATGAAATGAAGTTCTGCATGGTGTCTCCCTGCGTCAGCGTCTTGCCGTGATTGGCTGCTGACAAGGTGCAATCTAACGTGGTCAACAACCGTTGTCAAGCGCGAGTGTCAAACTGTGCAGAGATCGACAGGGTGGCGACGACGACGCAGACACAACTGCGCGATTGCACAACACTTCGCGTCGTGATCACGTTTTGCCCGTTCTTGCGCGCTTTGCAGAGGTCGGCGTCTAACTGCGCGACGACACAGGCGCTTTTCGCTGCGAACTGCCCTGCGACCTGCACGACGCACGACGTTGCGCCCAGACGCGCGCAAGCTGCCCGACGACACAACCTGCGCCTGCGCCCCGTTGCGCCCGCCCAGCGTCAACGTCGCAACGCTGGCGACCCAAAACGCAGAACGCCCGATCAGCGGGTGCCGACCGGGCGTCTGCGCTTGTCGCGCTGGGGTCTAGTTCGCGGGCTGCATCTTGGCGGCAGCGAACTTGCGCATCATCGGCGACATCGAAGCCCACGCGCCCTCGCTGATGTGGCTGGGGCGCACGGGGTCAGCGTTGTTGGTGTAGCCGTTGATCGGCTTGGCGGGTTCCATCGTCGCGGCGATCGCAGCAACGCGGGCGTTGCGCTTGTCGAGCGGCGTCACCAGCGCGGCGGGCGCGGCGATCTCGTCTGCCGTGCGGTCGTCAACAAACTTGGTGTCGCTGCTGACTGCGGGCCCGTGCTTGCCGCTGACGACATCGCTGAACGACGCCACGGGCTCGACGAACGTCACGGCGGGCAGCGGCAGCGGGCCAGCAACTTCGGCCATCAGCGCAACCTTGTCGGGTGCCAGTGCGCGCAACTGCTGCAGTTCGGCGCGGGCGGCAAACAGTTCGTCGCGCAGTTGCTTGGCGTCGCCGCTGTGGGCCAGCAGCGCATCGTACTTGGCGATGGCGTTGTCGCGGTCTGCCGTCAAGCGCTCGATCTCGTTGGCGGCGAGGTTGGCGGTCAAGATCGCGCCGTCGCGCTCTTGCATCAGCGTGATCGCGTCAACCTGCAGCGCTTGGTGTTGCGTCTTGAGCGACGCGAGTTCTGCGCTGTTGTCGATCGTCGCGACCGGGGCGAACTCGTCTTGCGCCTTCGACAGCGCAACAACCTGCGCCTCCAGATCGGCGATGCGCTTCTTGTCGTCGCTGGCTTTGTAGCTGGGGTCAACGCTGCACAGCCAGAGGTGCGCGTCGCAGGCAACGCGGCGGGCGGTGCCGATGTCGCCCTTGGCTTGGCTGATGATGCTGGCTGCGATGCTGATGCCTTCGTTTGTCGGGTTGCTGCTCATGGTGTCTCCTGTGCGTCGGCTTCTGGCGTCAAGTGCCGCCGACGAACAGATCATCGCAAGGTCAAGGCGCGTTGTCAACTGTCGCTGTCAACTTTGCGCAGTTAGGGTGTCAGCGCGACGACGACGAACAGCGCGATCCGCGAAATCGTTGCGCTTTCGTCCATGATCACGTTTTGCCCCGTTTTGCGCTGTTCGATGGGGTCGGCGCGCAACTCGCGATGATCACAACTGCAATCCGTCGCAGATCGCCCAAAACGTCAACATGGGTTGCCAACCTCGCGATCTGGTCTAGACTGCAGGGCATGGAGACACCCGCACCGACGACGACGCAGACCGACCCCGCCGCAGTCTGGGTCGCTGTCGCAGACCTGACCCCGTGGGCGCAGAACCCGCGACAGAACGCCAGCGCGATCGCAGACGTAGCCAAGTCAATCAGGCGTTTCGGTTGGGGCAGCCCGATCGTCGCCAACAAGCGTGACGGCACGATCATCGCAGGGCACACGCGGTTCGCAGCAGCGCAGCGCTTGAAGCTGGAACAAGTGCCTGTGCGCTGGCTCGATCTCGACCCAGTAGACGCGCACGCGCTTGCCCTCGCTGACAACCGCATCGGCGAGATCGCGACTTGGGACGATGCTGCGCTGGCTGAAGTGCTGCGCGAACTCAAGGCGGCAGACGATTCGCTGTTGGGCGATCTGGGGTTCGACGAACGCGAATTGCAGAAACTGCTTGGCGATGTCGTCTTGCCGTCGCCAGACGAACAGCCCATCGGCGAAACATGGGACGTTCTGTGCGTCTGCAAAGACGAAGCGTCGCAAGTCGCGCTGCTCGACAAGCTGATCAACGAAGGAATTGAATGCCGCGCGTTGATCTCGTAGTCAAATCGCCGATCACAAAGACCGCTCGCGTGCTGCAGGCGTCGTCGATGTTCGATCTGCCGCCGACAGAAGCGAGCATCGAGCGCTGGTCGTTTGACGTTGATCTGCCGTCGTCGTGGAACGTCGGTTTGATCGTTGGCCCCAGCGGCGCAGGCAAGTCAACCGTCGCTCGCGCGCTGTTCGGCGACGCAGTGATCGACGAGGGCGCGTTCGCTTGGTCGTCAGATCGCACGATCATTGACGATTTCCCCGCTGCGATGTCGGTCAAAGAGATCATCGCGCTGTTATCGTCGGTCGGGTTCAGTAGCCCGCCGTCGTGGCTGCGCCCATTCGCGGTGCTGTCAACAGGCCAGCGCTTTCGCGTTCACGTTGCGCGCGCATTGGCGGAACAACGCGCAATCACAGTGATCGACGAATTCACTTCGGTCGTCGATCGCACAGTCGCACAGATCGGCAGTCACGCAATTGCGCGCAGCGTGCGCCAGCGCGGGCAACGCTTCGTCGCTGTATCTTGTCACAGCGACATCATCGACTGGCTGCAGCCAGATTGGATAATCGAAATGCCGTCAGGCACTTTCACCGCGAGGTCGCATCGACGACGCCCAGACGTTGCGCTTGAAATCCAACGCTGTGATTCGTCGATCTGGCACGCTTTCGCGCAGCATCACTATCTGAACACCGATCTGCACAAAGGCGCAGCGTGCTTCGTCGCCAGCATCGCATCGCGCCCGGTCGCCTTCGCTGCCGTGTTGTCGTTCCCGCATCAGCACGTTCCCGGTTGGCGCGGGCATCGCACCGTTTGCCTGCCAGACTTTCAAGGCGTCGGCATAGGCAACAAACTGTCAGAGTTCGTCGCTGCCTGCTACAGCGCGACACGCAAGCCGTTTCGCAGTGTTACGTCACACCCGGCGATGATCCGTTATCGCAACGCTTCGCCGCTTTGGGCGATGGTTCGCGAGCCGTCGCGTGTCGTCGGTCTGTCGAAAACACGCGGGAAGGAGTGGTTGCATCGTCGCAATTCCTGCAACAGATCGACGGCGACATTCCAATTCGTCGGCGAAGCGCGCCCAGACGACGCGCGCGCACTTGGGATTTTGCACTGATGCCCAAACGCCTCCCAACAGGTCGCAAGGTCGGCAGACCGACGAAGCTGACCGACGAAGTTCGCAAGAAGATCATCGGCGCGCTACAGGTCGGCGCAACCCATCGGATCGCTGCGTCTTTCGTGGGTGTTGACCTTTCGACGTTTCAAGACTGGTTGGCCAAAATTCCCGAATTTGCCGACGCATGTCGTTCGGCAGAGTCGTCTGGTTCTCTTTCGTGTCTGTCGTCGATCCGCACAGCGGCAACCAGCGGTGTCTGGCAGGCGGGCGCGTGGTTGCTCGAACGCCGCCACCCCGACGAATACGGCAGACGCCAAGTCGAGGTCGTCGGTCGTGACGGCGGCGCAGTGCAGATCGCCGCACAGATCGTCGTGGTGCCTGCTCGCGCAGCGTCAGTCGCAGACTGGCAGGCGTCGGTGCAGGCAGGCGACATCGTGCCGCCGCAGCTTGGTGACGACGACAGCGATGCGTGAGCGTCAGGCTACCCGACCGACCGGGCACCCCTTGTTGTCGCTGCCGCGACCCGTCCCCCTGCGCTGCGTTCGCCTAAGGCGAACGGCTGGGGGACTTTACGCCACCGGGCGACACGCGGTCTTGCGTCACGTTCGACGCTGCGATGTGCTTTTTTTGCACGTTTCCACTGAAATTGCAATTTGAGGTCGCAGTGCAACGCAAGCCAACCCAACAGCAGCAGTGGAGCGAGATAAACCCGCGCCCGCGCAAGACAATCGCCAGACAGCCCAACACAGGCGATGTGATTCAGACTGCAATCAGGCTGTTCGGCGACGACTGGACGGCAGACGACGACACCGAAGACGGGTGCGTTTGTCTGGTTCTCGACGACGACTGCGGCAGCGTGGTGCGGCTTGTGTTGATCGGTGGGTGGGGCGCAAAGGCGACGGTGTACCGCAACGAGGTGCGCGTTGGCTTTGTGCAACCGGGCGTGTTGCACGCAGTCGCGCCAGAAGCCAAGCGCATCGCAGGGTACGTCGAGTGAGCAAGATACCTGCTGGCGCGAAAGTGATCTGGGCGGCGCAACCGGGCCCGCAGACCGCGCTGATCTCCTGTCCAATCGGCGACATTTTTTTCGGTGGCGCGCGCGGTGGCGGCAAGACCGACGGCGCAATCGGCGACTGGATCGCGCACCAGCAACCCTACGGCAAAGACGCGCGCGGCGTCTGGTTCCGTCGCAGCCTGCCAGAGATCGAGGGCGCACAGGCGCGCATGTTCGGGCTGTTCACTGCGCTTGGCGCGCGCTTCATTGTGCAATCGCGCACTTGGCTATTCCCCAACGGCGCGACACTGCGATTGCGGTATCTCGAAACCGACGCCGACGCAGCGCGCTATCAGGGCCACAGCTACAGCGCGATTTACCTCGACGAACTGACAACGTGGGCGTCGTCGGTGCCCGTGGATATGTTGCGCGCGACGCTGCGCTCTGCGGCTGGCGTGCCGACCCGCATGGTCGCCACAGGCAACCCCGGCGGCAAAGGCCACGATTGGGTCAAGCGGCGCTACATCGAGCCCGCCAAGCCGATGCAGCCGTTCGTCGGCGAGGACGGCACGCAGCGCGTGTTCATACCCTCGCGCCTGTCAGACAACGTGGCGTTGACGACTGCCGACCCCGGCTACATCGACAAACTGCGCGCTGCCGGCCCCGAATGGCTTGTGCGCGCGTGGCTTGAAGGCGACTGGGACGCACGACTTGAAGGCGAGATCGTCAAAGCCGACTGGCTGTCGCACTACTGGGAGCGTCTGCCCGATCGCCGCAACATAGACCGCGTGGTCGTGTCTGTCGATTGCGCAAACAAGACGGAGCCGCAGAACGACTGGACGGCGATGGTCGTGCTTGCAGAGACAGGCACCTCGATCTGCGTCGTCGAGGTCGTGCGGGTCAAGCTGACGTTCCCCGACCTGCAGAAGCGCGTGGCGTCGCTGTGCGAACAGTGGAAGCCCAACGTCGTGCTGATCGAGGACGCAGCCAACGGCACCGCGCTTCTACAGCAACTGCGCGCAACCCCAACGTGGAAGTGGCCCACACTGCCGATCGCGCACGGTGGCAAGTCAAAGGTTGTGCGCCTGTTTGCAGAAACACCGCTGCTTGAATGTGGGCGCGTGCTGCTGCCCCGGTCGCCAGCGTCTTGGGTGCGCGCCTTTCGCGACGAAGTGCTGGCTTTCCCAAGCGGTGCCCACGACGACCAAGTTGACGCACTATCACAGGGTTTGGAGTATCTGCGTCGCGGTGTTGGCGCGCGTGCGCTGTTCGCGGCATGATGTCGGCGAGGTGAACGATGGCAGCGTGGCAGTTCTGGAAGCGAGCGACCCCGACCTTGACCGCTGACGCAGCGCAATCGCCCAAACCAACGCGCGGCATCTTGCGCAGCGATGGTTGGGCCAACGTGCTGAACGGCTTAGGCATCAGCGGGCGCGATAAGACGCAATCGACGCAGTACCTGCAGCGCGCGCCGATCGACTACGCCACCCAGACGGCGCTGCATCGGCAAGACTGGGTGGGTCGCCGGGTCGTCGATGCCGTCGTCGCAGACTGCTTTCGTGCGGGCTTTCAGTTCGTGTCGAAAGACGACGACGAACTTGCCGCAAAGGTTCACGACGCTTGGCGCATCGGCGACTTCCAAGCGCAGCTTGCGTTGTTGTTTCGCTGGGGTCTGGTCTACGGCGGCGC